TCTGTACTAATGGTATGATCACTGGTGATTACGACAAGGTACGTAAGAAGAATACATCAGGCTTCACACTGTCAGGCTTTCAGCATGAGTTGTCCAAAGCTAAGACAGACTTTAACCTACAGGGTAAAAGACTACAGACATGGGCAGACACTGACCTGACATATGTAAGTGTACACAAATTGCTTGAGGACATCACCAAGTCAGAGCGTAAAGCTAAGAAGATGTATGAGTTGTATATGCAAGAAGCAGGGGTCAGAGGACACAATAAGTTTGCACTGTATAGTGCGTTCACTAACTATGCTTCCTATGCTGACGAGCGTAATGGTTTCAGCCTACGTAATACAGGTAATGATACACAGGCTGTGAGTATGTTTGCACGTGAGCAAGAAGTATCCAAGTGGATTAGTACACCTCTATGGGATAACGTAGAGAACCTAAGAGAGTACGCTTAATGCCAAGTCTACCAAGATATGTAGTTAAACAAGACAATGGTGATTATCGTTTTAATCCACCTAAACATTTAGTTGAGGCAGGTGTAGTGACCAGAAAATCTTTTGGCACTGACCTGCAAAAGGTGCGTAGACTTGTACGTAAGGACAATGAAGCCATTGATAACTGGCGTGACATACAGTCACAGGTATTAGTGATCACAAATAAAAGTACATTCAAAGACTTGGTTGATTATTATTATTTATCTAATGATTACAGTATGTTACGTGATAAAACTAAAGTGGATTATAAATACTTCCTAGATGTAGTGTGTGATAAATTTGCAACAGTTAAATATAAAAACATCACTACTAAACTAGCCAAGGGTGCTTACGAAACTTGGTTAGGTCAGGGTGTAAGTTATGCTAACCATGTAGCTACCTGTGCATCAAGAGTATTTAATTATGCCATTGACATGGAACAAGCTATACTTAATCCATTCTCTAGTATCAAACGTAAGGCATCTAAAAAGAGAACAGTTGTCTGGACAGAGGACAATGTAAAAACTTTTTTGGATGTAGCATATGCTGACTTTTCTAGTAGAAACATAGGTCTAATCATACAGATGGCATACGAATGGTGTCAACGATTAGGAGATATGAGAACACTAGAATGGGATAACATACACTGGGATACCTGTCGTCTACACCTTGAACAAAGTAAGCGTAGAGCAGAGGTATTTCTACCCATATCAGAGGACTTAATGGACATGTTACAGGATCAGCACAAAGACTTTGGCTTTCAAAGGTACGTAGCCCCTCATCCCAAGCCCATACAGGGTGTGTTTAACCCATACACCTTGGCTCGTCTATCTAAAAATGGAAGGGCTATCATGCGTGAGGCTAGGCTACCTGAGACACTACGATTAATGGACTTGAGAAGGACAGGAGTAACACAAATGGTGGATGCAGGAGTACCAGTTCTACAAGTAATGTCTGTGACTGGGCATACACATGTGTCTTCTGTGCAACCATACATGAAACATACATACGATAGTGCAAATAATGCATTGACACAGAGATCCAATAGTTTACAATCTGCTATAAGCAGTAACACAGAAAGTGATTCATTATGAATGTAATTAATATTATAAATGATTTATCACTTGTAAATGGTGAGACTAAGAGAATGAATTGTCCATCATGTAACAGGTATAAAACATTTACAGTGACCAATAACATGGGAATGATATTGTGGAATTGTTATAGTAATAGTTGTAACTTATCTGGAAAGAAACAAGTACAGTTAGATAGTGAAGACATACGTAAATCTATTAGTAGTACAACAGAAGATAGTTGTATAACCTTTAGCAAACCTGAGTGGTTAGTAAAAGATAATGTAGCTATACAATCGTTCTGTTCTCAATGGAGCTTAGATCCCGATGAGTTGGGTTTGTTGTATGATGTAAAGGAGAATCGTGTCGTATTTCCTGTGGTTAAGTCAGGTGTGATGGTTGATGCTAGTGGCAGAAGTATCACACATAGACTACCAAAATGGAAACGATATGGTAAAAGTGACTTGCCTTATAGTTTTGGTAATGGTAATGTTGCTGTAGTTGTTGAGGACTGTATAAGTGCTGCTATTGTAGGTGGTGATGTATATGTCGGGGTCGCTGTGTTGGGTACATCCCTATCCGAAGGACACAAGAGGTTCTTATCACAGTTCTCAACAGCCATTGTAGCTCTTGACCCTGACGCACTACCAAAGACGCTACAGTTTACAAAAGAACTAAGAGGGCATGTAAATAATGTACAGGCTTTAAAACTAAAAGATGACTTAAAGTATAAAGACCCGAACGACATTGAAAGATTAACAACACTAGGAGTACAGCATGGAACTATCATTAATACGTAGCCTTATGGACAGAGGTTTTTATGACGATCACAGAGGGGCAAAATGTCCAGATCGTTTGTTCAGTAAGGATGTACGTAAGATTAAGAAGTCTATAGATCTAGCAATGGAAAGGTATGAACGTACTGTGACACCTGCTGAGATTGAGGCACTGTTTATGTCTAACAATGCTCAGTTAACGACAGCACAGAAACAAGCATACTCTTCTTTGTTTAATCAGATAAAGAAAGAATCACCTATGGGTAATGATGTAGCACAGGAAGTGTTGTCTAAGTTATTCCAACAGGTAGTAGGAGAAGACGTAGCTAATCTTGGGTTTGAAATGGTAAATGGTACAATGACAAACCTAGAACCCATACGTAACATAATAGAACAGTATGGTGATGACTTTACACCTGACTTAAATATTGAATGGGATGACATGGACATTGAGACACTACTTGCTAAGAATGATCTTGAAGCAAGGTGGACATTTAACATACCAACTCTTACACGTAAGTTAGAAGGTGTAAATGAAGGACACTTGATTGAGGTTGGTGCTAGACCCAACACAGGTAAGACATCCTTTCATGCCAGTCTAGTTGCAGGGCCAAATGGGTTTGCACAGCAGGGTGCTAAGTGTATTATACTATGCAATGAAGAAGGCCCACATCGTGTAGGTGCTAGATATCTAACAGCAGCTACAGGTATGAACATGCATGAGATTAAAGCTAACCCGACAAGAGCAAGAGATATATACTCACCCATAAGTGAAAACATAAAAGTTAAAGATGCTACTGGTAGGGATATGTCTTGGGTAGAAAGTCTCTGTAAGTCTTACAAACCAGACATAGTTATACTAGACATGGGTGATAAGTTTTCTAAGGCAGGTGGCTTTGCCAGACCTGATGAAGCACTCAAGGCGAATGCTATACATGCACGACAGATAGCTAAGCAACATAGTTGTGCTATCTTTTATATGTCACAGTTATCTGCTGAAGCAGAGAATAAAGTAGTATTGAATCAGGCTATGATGGAAGGCTCACGTACCGGTAAGGCTGCTGAGGCTGACCTAATGATTCTCATAGCAAAGAACCCACCTGTTGAAGGGCAGGAAGAAGAAGATACCCAACGACATTTGAATGTAGTTAAGAATAAATTATCAGGGTGGCATGGTATTGTTCACTGTGAACTGAACTACAGGACAGCAAGGTATGAAGTATAGTGCAACAAGAATTATTTAAAGTAGAAGAAATAACTAAGGAAGTAGAAGAAGAGGACTCTATTGTTTGTATAAAGTGTGATGTGCGTCAACCTCTATACAATTTTCCAAAACCTAGACCGACTATAGGTAAGACTACTGGAGAAATAAAACGAACATGTAACTCATGTAAGGCTGGACATAATAAGATTATTAAAAAGCTTAAAGAAGAAAACCCTTATCCAGATGAAGATTATTGTTGTCCTATATGTAGTAGAGATGTAGAAGAATTAAGTAGACATGGAAAATCTAATATGAGTACATGGGTTTTAGACCATTGCCATGACACCAATACATTTCGTGGTTGGGTGTGTTCACATTGCAACAGGGGCTTGGGTGGATTTCAAGATGACTTGACAATAATTAGAAAAGCTGTTAAATATTTAAAGAGACATAAGGAGAGTTTAAATGATGTTAAAAGCACCAAGGATTAAGTACTACGTTGAGTATGAAATCAATGCAGAACATGATACCGAAAGTATAACTTTGTTTGCACATGGTCCACAAATGGTGAGAGATATACTTGACAGTTATATTGTGGTTAAGATAGAGGAAATGAAATGAATATTGTAACAGTTTTAGACGTAGAAAATACTACAATTAAACGTAACAATAAACTTATGCTTGATCCATTTGAATCAGAAAACTCATTGACTATGGTAGGCATGTTAAATCACTCTGGAGAAAATATTATTACGTTTGATCACAGTGAGCAACAACCTACCACTGAGGGTGGAAGTATTGTCCAGAAAACTCTGGATGATACCCACCTCTTGGTGATGCAGAATGCAGTGCATGACTTAACATGGCTCTGGGAATCAGGTTTTACCTACACTGGAGAAATATTTGATACCATGTTAGGTGCATACATTATACAAAGAGGACAGAAAGAACCTTTAAGCCTTGAATATCTAGCCGAAAGATACAAGTGTGATACACAGAAGATGGGTACACTAAAAGATTACTTTAATAAGGGCTATACAACAAGAGATATACCTCATGCAGAGTTATCACAGTATCTGTCAGCAGATTTACATGCTACGATGGAGTTATATAAGAAGATAGACTACAAACTTACCCAAGAAGACAAGGGGTTAGAGTCTACTGTTAAACTAACGAACCAGATATGTGTACAGCTTGCACGTATATACCAGAGAGGTTTCAATGTTAATACCGATGCACTAGAAGATGTACGTAAGGAGTTTGAACAGGAAAAACAAGAGCTACTAACCCAACTACAATCTCAGGTGCATGAATTGATGGGTGATAGACCTATAAATCTGAATAGTCCTGAACAATTATCATGGATCATTTATAGTAGAAAGCCACACGATAAACCTATGTGGGCTAACTCTTTTGAGCCTAGGTTTACTGACTCACAATTTAGATCTGTAGTTAAGAAGAACTCAGATGTGTTATATAAACAGAAAGCAAGACAGTGTACTGTTTGTAAGGGTACAGGTAAGGTACGTAAAACTAAAAAGAATGGTAAGCCCTTTGTAAATACCAGTAAGTGCTTAGAGTGTAAGGCTGAAGGATACTTGTTTACAAACACCAAGGATGTAGCAGGTCTAAAGTTTATGGCTCCTAACCCTGATTGGGTAAGCGCACATGGATTTAGTACTAGTAAAGATAACCTTATAAAGCTAGAGACTAGTGCCAGAGAACGTAACTTTCAGGATGCTGTTGTATTTTTGCAACGTGTTAGAAGATTGTCAGCACTAGATACATATTTATCTAGCTTTGTTGAGGGTATATCTACTCACATTAAGTCAGATGGTATGTTACATGTTCAGTTACTACAGCATAGAACAGGTACAGGTAGGCTGTCAGGTGCTAACCCTAACATGCAAAACATGCCACGTGGTGGTACATTTCCAGTAAAGAAAGTATTTGTATCACGATGGGAAGGTGGTCAGATAATGGAAGCTGACTTTGCACAGCTAGAGTTTCGTGTAGCTGCATTCCTTAGTCAAGATAAGATAGCCATAGAAGAAGTATCAACAGGTTTTGATGTACATAGTTATACAGCTAAAGTTATATCAGATGCAGGACAACCGATGTCTAGACAGGATGCTAAGGCTCACACATTTGCTCCTTTGTATGGTGCAAGTGGTTTTGGTAGGACAGAAGCAGAAGCTGCTTACTATAAACAGTTTACTACTAAGTACAAGGGTATATCTGAATGGCATAAAAAATTAGCCAGTGAAATATTAAGTACAGGTAGAATTAAAACACCATCTGGACGAGAGTTTACTTGGCCTGATGTACAACGCAGACGCAATGGAAGTGTGACATTTTTCACACAGATAAAGAATTATCCTGTTCAATCCTTTGCAACTGCTGACATCGTACCCATATCTCTGATATACATAGATAAGCTACTGGAAAAAAACTCTATGCAAAGTTGTGTAGTAAATACAGTACACGATAGTATTGTTATTGATGTACATCCAGATGAGACAGAGAAGGTAATAAGAATAGTAAAAGCAACGAACGATAACTTAATAAATATAATAAATAGTAGATGGAATATAGACTTTAACGTGCCATTATTATTAGAAGCAAAAATAGGGGATAATTGGCTTGACACAAAAGATGTGGCATGATATAACTAAAAACCTTACGGAATATAAAAGGAGAAAAAAATGAATGAAGTAGCAAATATAAATACCAAGGACTATGCAGCAATGGCAAAGGCTATGGGCATGGTTATGGATACAGGATCTAATAAAGAAAAGGCAGACGCACTGGCACGTGTGCGTATTAACCATGCTCCTATCATGGGTAAGTCAGAAGTAAAAGGCAAGATGGTTAATGTAGAAGTAGTAAGTGGTGGTACATACAAACTGGATATACCAGATGGTCCAACATACTATGCTGAGACTGCAACGATCAGACCTTACATGCAGAGGTTTATGCATAAAAGGTTTGTAATGAAGACAGACACTACACCTAACAGGTTCATTAAAACTATTATGGCTGACAACTTGAATGTTGACCTTAAAGATAATGACGGTGGGTTCAACTGTGGTAAACCTGCAGGGTATATACAGGACTTCAAGGCACTGCCTGAGAAGATGCAGGATCTACTGAAACAGATAAAACGGGTACGTGTATTGTTTGGTACAATAGAACTACATAATCCTACTGATGAAACAGGTGCTTCAGTTTCTATAGGATCTACACCATTTATATGGGAAGTAGAAAACAGAGATGCATTCAAAACTTTTGGTACTGTTGTATTTAATAAACTTAATAAGATGAAACGACTACCGATCCAACACTATGTAAAGTTAGCTACAGAAGAACGTAAGCTACCTAATGGTAATTGTTTTTATCTACCATCAGTAACACTTGACTTAACAAAAACTCTTGAGATGGATGATGATGCACAGGAAACTTTTGCAAACTTTCTAGCATGGGTATCTAACTACAATGGTTACATAACAAATGCATGGGATGAGAATATGCACAAGCATGAGGATGTTGATAAGGAAACTGTTGACGACTTCATAGATATTACAGCAGAGGAATTTGCATAATGGATAAAGAGTCTGAACACTGGTATGATAAGACAGGAGAAGCTGCATACACAGTTGTAGGCTCTAATGGTAAGGAGCGTAACACCAACTTAAAGGATGCTAGGAAGCATGGCTATGTACCATCTGTTACTACTATCCTTGGTGTTGCAGCCAAGCCACCCCTTGAGAATTGGAAGATAAACCAAGCAATAACGGCTGCACTTACATTAAAAAAGAACAAGGATGAGTCTGACTCACAGTTCTTCTACAGATGTAAGGAGCATTCAAAGAGTGTAGGTAAGCAAGCAGCAGAGATGGGTACAACCATTCATGCTATGATTGAGCAGGGGTTTGCAGGTGGCAAGGAAACAAAACCTTATATAGTAATAAAAGAATACTTGGATAAAACATTTCCTGATGAGAAGTGGATAGCAGAAGATTCATTCTGTGCCGAATCAGGTTATGGTGGTAAGATAGACTTGTATTCTAAATCAGGAATCTTTGTTGACTTTAAAACAAAAGACAACCTAGATGGTAAAGAAGGATCTAAGCTTGTGTTTAATGAGCATGGTATGCAGTTATCAGCTTACGCTGAAGGCTGTGGCTTTGATGATCCAGAAAGAGTATCCATTTTTGTAGACAGAAAGGATACAGGGTTAATAGTTCCACACAGATGGGATAAGAGTACACATCCTAAACACTTACAGATGTTCAACAGTCTGTTGACATACTGGAAATTATTTAAGAACTATGATCCATCAGAAAATACTGTTATAGATGAAAGGAGAAAATAGTATGTTAGAAAATTTAAACGCTCTTGTTGATGAGATAAAAGAAAAACAAAGTGAACTCAACGAACTTCGTAAAGAATATAGAGAACAAAAGACTGCTGGTCTTCGTTCTGCTATAGAACAACGAAATGAAGCAGACAAACTTGTACGAGAAGAACTAAAATCACTAGGATATAATTACAGAAGTCCTTATGAAAGTCTTTTTAGGACAGGTATTGCGTAATGTAAAGCAGTTTCAGGCTGCCTTAAAGTATGGTTATCGTAGTGGTCTAGAGATTAAAGTATCTGATTACTTAAAAGAATTAGGCCAAGACTTTAGATACGAATGCTTTAAGATAGAGTGGGAAGATCTGATGTATAGAACATATACGCCAGACTTCCTGCTGCCTAATGGTATTATAATAGAAACTAAAGGTCGTTTTGTAGCATCAGATAGACGCAAACATTTGGCTATAAAAAAGCAACATAAGAATCTTGACATACGTTTTGTTTTTGAGAGCAGTAAACGTAAGTTAAGTAAGGGTTCAAAGGGTACGTATGCCAGTTGGTGTGAAAAGTACAATTTTTTATATTATGACAGAATTATTCCACAAGAATGGTTAAAAGAAAATAATAAAAAAACAAAAACACTATGGCAATTAAGTGATAAAAGTGTTATACCTTTCCCATTAAAGAAAATAAGGAGAACATAACATGGATGATAAAATATTTATAGACTTTGAACCTAACGATTTCATTGTAAGAATATCACCTCTACTAGATGCAGATAACAAGTGGACAGGTGAACTAAAAGTAGGAACTATTACTACAGATGATAACACTCTAGATGATGAAGACTACTCCCACTTAATGTACTTATCAACTATGATATGTTCAGCAGTACCCTTAATGGAACAGAGTGAGAAGTTTAGAAGTATGCTAGATAAGTATACTCAAGAATCTATGGAGCCTGTAAAGAAAAAACCTACAGTAGAAACTGTAGCAGATAACGTAGTTAAATTAAAGTTTCATTAGGAATAGATATGAAAGTAAAAGTATTTTTAAGTATAACTTTAGATGAAGATGATTACCCTATACCTGTTGATGGGTTTGTGGATGAAGAGATTAGAGAAGCATTACATGAATTTATCTATGATATAGATGGTATGACAATAGAAACAATTAGAATAATAGCGGAGTAGCATATGAACAACTATTTACCAACAGACTATCAAGCGTTTATACACACATCTCGTTACGCACGATGGTTAGATAAAGAAAAAAGACGGGAGAACTGGGGAGAAACTGTTGGCAGGTATGTTGATTACATTGCTGACAAGATAGGCTATGAGTTAGACACTGATACAAAAGAAAAATTGTATGATGCTATTGCTAGTCTTTCTGTGATGCCATCTATGAGAGCATTGATGACTGCTGGCCCTGCACTTGATCGTGATAACACAGCAGGATATAACTGTAGTTACCTACCTGTGGACGATCCAAAGAGTTTTGATGAAGCTATGTTTGTATTACTGTGTGGCACAGGTGTAGGCTTTAGTGTAGAGAGACAATTTATTTCCAAGCTACCTGAGATACCACCACTATTTGATAGTGATACAACGATTGTGGTAAAGGATAGTAAAGAAGGATGGGCAAAGGCACTACGTCAACTGCTTGCACTTCTATGGGCAGGTGAGATACCTAAGTGGGATATGTCATTGGTACGTCCTGCAGGTGCAAAGCTCAAGACGTTTGGTGGTAGAGCCTCTGGTCCTGCTCCACTTGTAGATCTATTCATGTTTGTTGTTGGCACGTTTAAGTCAGCACAGAATCGTAAACTGTCAAGCATTGAGTGTCACGACATCATGTGTAAGATAGGTGAGATTGTTGTTGTGGGCGGTGTACGTAGGTCAGCTATGATTAGTTTGTCTAATCTTTCTGATGATCGTATGCGTCATGCTAAGTCTGGTAACTGGTGGGAGTCAGCACCTCATAGAGCATTGTCTAATAACTCAGTTTGTTACACAGAGAAGCCTGATATGGAAACATTCTTGCGTGAGTGGACTGCACTTGTAGAGTCTAAGTCAGGTGAGCGTGGTATCTTTAACAGACAAGCTGCACAGAAGCAAGCAGCTAGGAATGGTAGGCGTGATCCTAACTGGGAGTTTGCTTGCAACCCTTGTTCTGAGATAATATTACGACCATATCAATTCTGTAACCTCACAGAAGTAGTTGTACGAGCAACAGATGACATCAAGAGTCTATCTAATAAGGTAAAGCTTGCTACTATCTTAGGTACGATACAATCACAGTTTACTAAGTTTCCATACTTACGTAAGGTGTGGCAGAATAATACAGAGGAAGAGCGTCTACTTGGTGTGTCACTGACAGGTATAATGGACAATCCTCTAATGACCAATAAGAACAAAGGTCTTGAACAAACACTCAAGCATCTTAGAATGATTGCTGTCAATACAAATAAAGAGTGGGCTGAAAAGCTGGGCATACAACAATCTACTGCTGTCACCTGTGTTAAACCATCTGGTACTGTGTCACAACTCGTAGACAGTGCAAGTGGTATACATGCTAGGCACAGTAAACATTACATACGAACTGTAAGAGGTGACAACAAAGACCCACTGACACAGTTTATGATTGATCAAGGTGTACCTGCAGAACCATGTGTTATGAAACCTGACACTACAACTGTGTTTAGTTTTCCTATTGAGTCACCCAAAGCTGCCGTCACTCGTAATGATATGACAGCTATAGATCAGCTAGAGATATGGTTGGAGTACCAAAGACATTTCTGTGAACATAAACCATCTGTTACGATCACAGTACGTGATGCAGAGTGGATGGAAGTTGGTGCGTTTGTCTATAAATATTTTGATGAAATGTCAGGTGTGTCATTTTTACCACACTCTGATCATACTTATCAACAAGCACCATATCAGGATTGCACTAAGCAAGAATATCAGGCATTATCAAAGAAGCTTCCAGAGAAGATTGACTGGTCATTACTGTCTAGTTATGAGGAAGAAGATAATACAGTAGCAATGCAGACACTAGCCTGTTCAGGTGATGTTTGTGAGATAGTAGACATAACATAAGGAGATTGGCATGATATTACCAACTGATAGTAAGGAAAGAAAAGCAATACCTGTATATACAGGATTTATCAAATACTTTCCTAGAGCTATTGCACAAGTAGCAAAGATATCATATACAGGTGGACTACAACATGGACAAACACCAGAGACTTTATTCTGGGATAGGACAAAGTCTAAGGATGAGTTGGATGCATTGATGAGACACTTACTAGATGAAGACTGGGCGCAAGTAGCATGGAGAGCTATGGCTAATTTAGAGAAACAATTAGAGAAGGAGAGCAAATGAAAATAACTGTAGAAGATAAAGATTATGAAATAGATGAGAAAGATGAAGACATCATGGGTGTTGTACGTACTCTGTCTACTGGTAGTAACTCACTGAATATACTAAGTCACATATCACAATGTGTACAGGCAATACAGAATACAAAGACAGATGAACTTAAAGGAAAACTTAAATCAAAGGAGACATAAATGAAACGTATGTTGACACGAAAAGAAAGAGGTCTTGGAAAATATGATGCCCCACTGAAGGTTCAATTTCAGAGAGGCTATGAAGACTTTAAAAGAGGTAGGGTAAACAACCCTTTCCATATGGACACTATGCAATTTAGGGAGTGGAACAGAGGCTTTAATAAAGCGTTTAGTGAAAATTTAAAGAGAGTTACTAAGCATGAACAAGTTAGAGAAAGAGGCAGAGAAATGGTTGAAGGAAAAATATAACATGACAAACTTTAATTCATATCAAATATCGTCAGCTAAGTCAGCAATATACGATGACAAGTATAAGATATCATATCCTGCATTGGGATTAGCAGGAGAGGCAGGAGAGGTAGCAAATAAAGTAAAGAAGTTAATGAGGGATGGTGTGGCTAACATGCCACCCACTTGGCGACAGGACATAGCCAGTGAGATAGGTGATGTGTTATGGTACTGTGCTGCACTTGCAACGGATCTCAATCTATCACTTGGTACGATTGCAAGTATGAATCAGGCAAAGCTTCGTGATAGGATGGACAA